ATGGGACCGCCGAAAGTTTCTCTGCCGCCGCCGCCGCCGACCATCGACGACGCGCGCGCCGATGCGGACAAGGCGGACGCCTTCCTGCGCCGCCGCGGCCAGCAGGCCAACATGGTGTCGACCGCCGCCGGGCGTGACGCCGGCGGGGTCGGGACCAAGACCCTGCTCGGGCAGGGCTGATGGCCGGGTCGGACTCTCGCGCCGAGGAGGCGCTGCGCCAGCAGAGCCGGATGGAGGGCGACCGCTCCGTCTGGGAATCGCACTGGACCGAGGTCGCCGAGCGCGTCCTGCCGCGCCAGCGCGACTTCAAGGGCCGCCGGCCCGGCGGCGAGAAGCTCAGCGAACGGATCTTCGATTCCACCGCGCCGCTGGCGCTGGAGCGGTTCGCCGCCGCCATGGAGAGCGTGCTGACGCCGCGCTCCAAGCGCTGGCACGAGCTGAAGGCGCCGGCGGGGCTGGACGGCGACGAGGAGGTCGCCCGCTACCTCTATGAGGTGACCTCGCGCCTGTTCGCCGCCCGCTATGCGCCGCGCGCCAACTTCGCCAGCCAGTGTTCGGAGACCTACATGGGGCTCGGCGCCTTCGGCACCGGCGGCATGTTCGTCGACGAAATGGTCGGCCAGGGCCTGCGCTACATCGCCTGCGCCCTGTCGGAACTGTTCATCGCCGAGAACTTCCAGGGCCAGATCGACACCGTCCACCGCCGCTTCGAACGCACCGCGCGCCAGATCAAGCAGAAGTTCGGCGACGACCTGCCGCCCGCCATCCTCAAGGCCGCCGACTGCGAGCCGGAGAAGACCTTCGAACTGCTGCACTGCTTCAAGCCGCGCGAGGACGCCAAGTGGTCGCGGATGGACTACCGCGGCATGCCCTGGGCCTCCTACTACATCGCCTATGAGGGCCGCACGATCCTGCGCGAGGGCGGCTATCGCACCTTCCGCTACGCCATGAGCCGCTATGTGACCGCGCCCAAGGAGGTCTATGGCCGCTCCCCGGCGATGACCGTCCTGGCGGACATCAAGGGGGTCAACGAGCAGAAGAAGACCCTGCTGCGCACCGGCCAGAAGATCGCCGACCCGCCGATGCTGCTGACCGACGACGGGGCCATGCAGGGATTCAGCCTGCGCCCCGGATCGTTCCTGTACGGAGGATTGGGGCCGAACGGCGAGGAGCTGGCGCGGCCGATGTCGTTCGGCGCCAACATGCCGATCACCCTGGAGATGCTGAAGGAGGACCGCGGCGTCATCAACGACGCCTTCCTGGTCTCGCTGTTCCAGATCCTGGTCGACAGCCCGCAGATGACCGCCACCGAGGCCATGCTGCGGGCGCAGGAGAAGGGCGCCCTGCTGGCCCCCACCGCCGGACGCCAGCAATCGGAGATGCTGGGCCCGCTGATCGAGGCGGAGCTCGACATCCTGGGTCAGGCCGGCGCCCTGCCCGACATGCCCGACCGCCTGCGTCGCCACGGCGGCATGGTCGGCATCGAATACACCTCGCCCCTGGCCCGCGCCCAGAAGGCCGACGAGGGGGTCGGCATCCTGCGCACCCTGGAACAGTCGGCCCCGCTGCTGCAGGCCGACCCGTCGAACATCGCCATGTTCAAGGTCGACGAGACCATTCGCGCCCTGGCCGACATCAACGGCATGCCGGCCAAGCTGCTGCGCGACAGCAAGGAACTGGCCGCGATCAAGCAGGCCCAGGCGCAGCAGCAGCAGGCCCAGGCCATGCTGCAGGCCGCCCCGGTCGCCGCCGGCGCGGCCAAGGACCTGGCCCAGGCCCAGGCGCTGGCGGCCTCGGCGCCGCAGCAGGCCGCGCCGCAGGTGGTGGGGGGCGGATGAGGATCGCCGCCGCCTTCGCCCGCCGCAAGCACGCCTATGAGCGGTTGTTCCGCCTGGCCGACGGGGCGCCGCAGGGCGACGCCCGCGCGGTGCTGGCCGACCTCAAGCGCTTCGCCCGCATGCCCGACGCCCCTGTCGCCCGCTCGACGGTGAGCGGCCAGACCGACGCCCTGGCCACCGGGGTGATGATCGGGCGCCAGGAGGTGGTCAACCGCATCCTGGCCCACATCCACATCGACGAACGCGCCTTCTTCAACCTGAAAGACGAGACCGATGACTGACCAAGCCGTGTCCACCGACGTGGGCGCCGCGACCGCCACGGCGGCCGACCTGATTAGCGACGAGGCCGCCTCCGCCCGTGAGGCGCCGGCGTCCGGCGGGCCGGGCGACTGGACCGCCGGGCTGGACGACGAGGGCGCGCGCGCCTTCGCCCAGGCCAAGGGCTGGAAGAGCCCCGCCGACATGCTCGGCTCCTACCGCAACCTGGAGAAGCTGGTCGGCTCGGAGAAGCTGCCCCTGCCCAAGGACGAGGGCGACCGCGACGGCTATGACCGCATCTTCAAGGCGCTGGGCCGCCCCGACGGGCCGGACGGCTATGACCTCGGCGTCGCCGAGGGGGCCGATCCCGCCTTCGCCGGCGAGGCCGCCAAGTGGCTGCACGAGGCGGGGCTGTCGACCCGCCAGGCCAGCGCACTGGCCGAACGCTGGAACGGCTACAGCGCCCAGGCCATGGCCGCCCACCAGAAGGCGCAGGAGATCAGCAACGCCCAGGAGTTCGGCGAGCTGAGGAGCGAATGGGGCCAGCGCTTCGACGCCAACCTGGAGCTCGGCCGCCGCGCCGCGCGCCAGTTCGGCCTGGAGCGCGGCGACCTCGCCGGCCTGGAAAACGCGCTCGGGGCGAAGCGCATGCTGACCATGCTGAACCGCATCGGCGCCGGCATGGCCGAGGACAGTTTCGAGGGCGGCGGCGCGCGCGGGACCAGCTTCCGCATGAGCCCCCAGGCGGCGCGCGACCGCATCTCCCTGCTGAAATCCGACCAGGCCTGGAGCTCCCGCTTCCTCGCCGCCGGCGCCGACGAGACAGCGGAATGGAACCGGCTGCAGCGCCTGGCCAACCCGGAGGGGTGAGCGCCCCGGCCGCCTCGCACAGGGCGGCGGCCCGGTCGGGATAGCCGAACCCGGCCTGCGGCCTTATCAATGTGGGCCGGGGCGGCGCGGCGCCCGGCGTGGTGGGGAAGCACGTGTCGTCGGATTCCAACGAACCGGATGCGCCGTCGATGGTCCCAGCCGCCTGGCGGACGGGGCGGGTTGGCGGCGGCCGAGCGCGCGTAGCGTGGCCGAGGCCAGGGCGACCGCCGGCCTGAATCAGCCCACTCTCACAGCACGAAGGCCGTGAACCCCGCGTGGTCGCCCTTGATCATCACCACCATGTCGGCTGTTCCGTCGCCATCGACGTCGGCGGAGAGCGCGGTGCGGTTGTGGACCGGATCATAGGCCAGGGTCAGCTCGCCCGCGTGGTGGGTGAAGGCGGAAACCAGGGTGAAGGCCTGATCGCCGTCCTGGCCGGTGTCGGCGTCGATGGCGGACAGGTCGATGACGTCCGAGGCGTCGCCGAGGTCGCCGATCAGGTCGTGGCCGGCGGCGGTGGAATCGCTGGCCTGGAGGAAGCGGAAGGTGTCCGCGCCGGCGCCGCCGGTCAGGCTGTCGGCCCCGCCGCCGCCGACCAGGGTATCGTCGCCGCCGCCGCCTTTCAGCACGTCGTCGCCGACCGCGAGGGGATCGCTGATCGCGTCGCCGTAGAACAGTTCGGCATGGCCCCCGCCGACGAGGGTGTCCGCACCCCTGCCGCCGCTGACCGCGCCGTCCACCCAGCCGTGGTTGCTATAGGCATCGTCGCCTTCGCCGAGGCTGACGTCTCCGTGGATCTTGCCGGCGTTGACGACCTGGTCGGTCTCCACGCCAAGGACGACCGCGCCGACCAGCTTGCCGTGGTTGTCGATCACGACGACGCCTCCAACGCCGCCGGCGCCGATCGCGGTGTCGGCGCGGATCAGGCCGGAATTTTCGACGCTGGTCCGGCCGTCTGCGCCGGCCATCACAAAGACGCCGACGGATAAGGCTCCCTCGCCGGTGGCGCGCGCTATGATCCGCCCGCTATTGTCGACCTGATAGGCCTGAGGATCCGCCGCCATGGCGAGGCCGTAGGCGCTGTGCGATCCCGTGGCCTTGATCAGCCCGCTGTTGTCCAGCACGCCGGTGACGGCGCCGGGTTGGTGGTTTACGGCATAGATGCCCAAGGCGTCGCCGCCGGTGGCGATCATGACGCCGCTGTTGTGGACTTCGGCCTCGACGCCGAAGGTTGCGGCCATTCCCATGACCGCGCCGTCGGCGTCGATGTAGCCGGTGTTGTCGAGCCAGAACCCGTTGCCGCCGCCGCTCACCGCCAGAGCCTGGCCGTCGCCGCTCACATCGATCGCGCCGTCGTTGCGGACCCGACCGTCCACGCCCTCCAGGTCGACGCCCCAGGCATTGAATCCCTCTCCGGCGGCCGACACGCTGATTGTCCCACCGGCGCGGTTCCACACCGAGGCGCCCGCCGCGGCCGACAACACCGCGGGCATGTTGTCGACGCCTTCCAGCACCACCGAGATCGCCCCCTTGTTGACCAAGGACGGGCCGGCGTCGCCGTCCAGCGAGAAGCCCACCTCATTGGTGAAGGCCAGGCTCTGGCCGGCGTGGACGAGATAGGTGTCGGTGACGGAGATGGTCATGGCCGGCGTCCTGTGGCGGAGGCGCAACCCTGACGCTAGAAAACTTAACCGATCCGCCTAGGGTGAGGGTTAACCAGGCGCTGAGACGCTGTAATGCTCCTTGGCGACGACGCCTGGGCGAGGTCCCTCTCGACATCTGCGAGGCGGCGATCCCGCAGACCGCCGCTTAACGTCTGCGCCGAAGCGCGCGCCGTCGCCACGCCATATATCAACGCCCTGCCCCCGGCTGCGACCGTGGCGATCATCCATCGCCGAGGTATTGCGCCGTGCCGTCGCAGATCCATCGTCCGTCCATAGCCCTTGAACGCGCTCGCGCCATCGCGGGCGCCCTCAGAGCGGCCTGATGGACGACGTCTTTCCCAACCTGGCCGAGCAGGTCCAGGACGCCGTCCAGGGCTTCGCCAATGATCACCCGACCATGGCCCACCTGCTCGGTTGGCCGGTGGGGACGATCCGCCGCTATCCCCAATTGGCCGAAAACCGCGTCAGGCGGATCGTCACCGCGAGCGCGGTCCTGCCCAAACTGGGGGCGCCGGTTGCGCAGCCCCAGTCCGCTCCACCCGGTCCCCTTGAACGCGCGGGCGAATCGCTCCGTCACAGCGTCGACCAAACCTATGAGGCGGTGACCAATCCTGCCCAGGCGATGGCCGACTATATCGCAGCGCGTCGTGGCTCGGACCGCGTATCCGATGTTCTCGGCGGGTCGCTCGCGAACCTTGCGGCTGATTTGCCGACCGGGCTGGCCGAAGCCAGCGACCTCTCCCAGAAATACCTTCTGGGCGGCGTGCTGCAGGACGAATTCGCCAGCCACGGCATAGGCGTCCCCACCGTCAAAGCCGCGCCATGGATGTATCGAGCGACCGCGCCGCTGCGCGAGGAGGCGGCGAAGCGGCCGCCGAAGGCGCTGTGGGAAAAGGTCGTCGCGGGCATCCCGACCGCCGGAGTAGCGATTGCTGCGCCGGAGGTGCTTCCTGCCTTGCTCGGTGCACGCGGGCTTGGGTCGAGCTACGACCAAGCCCAGCGAGCGGGCGTGACCGGAATGCGCGCCGACGCGGGCATCGCCGCCACGGGCGCTCTGGACGCGGCGTCCGGCGCCCTGCAGATCCGCATCCTGCGCGGCTCGGCGATGGCGGACGCCTTCGCCCGCGTGCCCGAGACCCTGAAGGGTCCGGCGGTGAAATTCATCACCTGGGTCGCGGCGACGTCGGGACTCAACGCCGGCCTCGCCGCCGCCCAGCGCACTGGCGAAAACGCCCTGGCCAGACTGAGCGTCGATCCCAATCGGCCGCTGGGCGATGGCGTCGGCGACAGCGCGGCCGTGGCCGGCTTAATGGCGGCGCCGTTTGGGGCGGTTGCGGCGAAGGCTAGCGTCGAACCAAATTTCGAAGCTGATGTTCAATCGGAAGTTCCGAGACCTTTCGTTACGCAACAAGGCGGGGCTTGGAAGGACATTGAAGTTAGTCCTGGATACCAACGCCACCACATGCCGGCGAATTCAATCAGCCCGTTGTCTCGTGAGGCGGGACCGGCAATCAGGATGGAACTGGACGATCACACCAAGACTGCGAGTTGGGGACCTTATCCGGACGCGAAGGTCCATCGCGCTCGCCAAGCCGATCTGATCCGCAATGGAGATTTCGCGGGGGCGCAGGACATCGATATCGAAGACATCAGGGCGCTATTCGGCAATAAATACGACGACGCCATCGAGCAAATGTTGCAGCACTCGAGAGCGAAGGGTTTGCGGCGATGATATTCGAGATCAGGCCACGACAGGGCGTGAACGACCTGGAATTTGGCGAGACGAGAGACGCTGTCCGGCAGAGGCTGGGCGCTCCCTCGGCGTTGTCGCGGCGCGCTCGTCCGACGGATAACTTCGACGCCGGCGGCGTCCAGGCCGCCTATGACAATGAGGGGAGACTGGAGGCCATCGTCCTAGTCGCACCAGCGCAGGCCGTGCTGGACGGAGAAGACCTCCTGGCGCTCGGCTTCGCGGCGGCGGAAGCCATTTTGCGCGCTCGCGATCCCGCGCTGCGTGTTGGAAGCGACGGCGCGACATCCTACGCCCTCGGTGTTGGGATCTATGCTTCAGCCGCCGAGGAATTTCCGGGTGAACCGGTCGAAGCGGTGATCGTGTTTCGTGACGGATATTATGACGGGCTCGACGACGCGGGAGGTTGACGCGATCGGAGCGGCGGCCGCGCTTGGCATGCCGACCTAATAGACCGCTGCTCGTTCGCCGATGGCCTCTTCCGTATGCCCACCAGCGAGAACCGGGACGCCTGGGCGACGAGGCCTGAGGCAGTGTGACTCTCGCGCCTGAGGCCGGACCCTGGCGGCCCACGCCGCCGCCGGCATCTTTCAACGCCCGCCTCCGCCGACCCATCGTCGGCGCATGAAAACCGCCCCGATCAGCGATCTTTCAACGCTGCGCCTGCAGCTCCTAGGCTTGGTCCATCGTCACGATCAGGCGCCTGAGGCGGTGATCGGGCGGGCGGCGGCGCTGGAGGCCTGGGTCCTGAGGGGCCGGGGCGCCGGCGCGCCGGAGGCCGACAAGCCGAAAGGCCCGGCCGCCTGCTGACCTGGCCCCGCGTGAGCGGACAAGCCGCTCGACACCCCATCCATCAACATCGAGAGGCACGTCCGTACCATGTCGGACCAAATCCCCGGCCACTATCGAATCCAGTTCGCCGACACCATCGCCCTGCTCCTCCAACAACGAGGATCCAAGCTGGCCAAGACGGTGATGAGCGGCGCCTACAAGGGCAAGGCTGCGTCCCCCGTCGACCAGTTCGGCGCCACCGCCGCCAAGAAGCGCACCGGCCGCTATGCGCCCAAGACCCCGGCCAACACCCCCACCGACCGGCGCTGGGTCTATCCCTCGCCCTACGACTGGATGGATCTGATCGACAGCTTCGACAAGCTGCAGACCATCCTCGATCCCCAGTCCGCATACGTGCAGAACGCCACCAATGCGCTCGGCCGCTCCAAGGACGACGAGATCATCGCGGCCATCTTCGGCACGGCCAAGACCGGCGAACAGGGCGGCGTCTCGGTGACCTTCCCCTCGGCCCAGCAGCTGTCCGTCGACGTCGGCGGCACGGCTTCGGGCCTCAACGTCGCCAAGCTGCGCGCCGGCAAGAAGCTGCTGATGGCGGCGGAGGTCGACCTCGACGCCGACGAGATCTGGTGCCCGGTCACCGCCTCCCAGCACGACAACCTGCTGAACGAGATCCAGGTCATCTCGTCCGACTTCAACGGCAACGACAAGCCGGTGCTGAAGGACGGCAAGGTCGACCGCTTCCTGGGCATCAACTTCGTCCACTGCGAGCGGCTGCCGGCCAACGGCTCCGGCTACCGGCGCGTGCCGCTGTACGCCAAGTCGGGCCTGCACCTGGGCATGTGGGAGGACATCAAGACCGACGTCACCCTGCGCACCGACCTGGAAGGCGACCCCATCCAGGTCTCCGCGACCGGCACCTTCGGCGCCACCCGCACCGAGGAGAAGAAGGTCGTCGAACTGCCCTGCGCCGAAGCCTGACCGCCCGCCAACAGCCCTGAAGGAAACCATCCATGGCTATCGTCAACACCAAGGCCACGGCGATCGGCAACCGCGACGCCGCTCCCGCCGTGCTCACCCCCGCCCACCTGGTCCGCGGCCCCCTCTATGAGGCGGTCGGCGTGGTCGAGAAGGCGGCGGCGGACTCCAATGCGTCCGTCTACCGCCTGGCCCGCTTCCGCTCCTCGGACCGCATCTCGCAGCTGACCGCGTTCAACGACGCGATCACCGGCGCCACCTCCTACGATATCGGCCTGTACCGCACCGCCCAGGACGGCGGGGCGGCGGTGTCGGCGGCCCTGTTCGCCTCCGCCCTCGACCTCTCCACCGCCTCGCAAGGCGCTGGCACGGAAGCCCTGACCGAGGCGACCGCGGCCAATATCGACAAGGCCGAGAAGCGGCTGTGGGAACTGCTCGGCCTCAGCGCCGACCCCCAGGTCGAATACGACCTGGCCCTGACCGCCAACACCGCCGGGGCAGGGGCCGGGACCATCGCGGTCCGCGCCCGCTACTGCGCCGGCAACTGACGAACCCCAGGGCGGAGGCTGAGCGCCTCCGCCCACTTTCGGAGACTGAGACGATGGCGAACCGATACTATGGCGTGGCGATCGGCGGCGGCATGCCGACCGAGGTCGCCGAGGCCGCATCCACCACCTCCCGCCCCATCGAGCTGACCGTCGACCTGACGGCCGCCGGCGCCGACAAGGTCAGTGTGCTGAAGGCCCTGCGGGCGCTGGAAAGCTACATCACCGCCGACGCCTGGCCGCCGGCCTGAGGACCGAATAGCCCATGCCCTCCGCCACCGACATCGCCAACCGGGCGCTGCAGAAGCTGGGGTCGGCGCGCATCATGGCGCTGACCGACCCCGGCCGGAACGCCGTCGAATGCGCCGGCTGCTATGAGGCTGTGCGCGACGCCGAGCTGCGCCGCCACCCCTGGTCGTTCGCCATGCGCCGCGCCGTCCTCGCCGCCGAAACCGGCGCGGCGGCATGGGGCTATGCCCACGCCTTCCCCCTGCCCGCCGACTGCCTGCGGCTGGTCGAGGTCGACGGCTCCAGCGCCTGGGACCCCTCGGACTATCGCGGCCAGTCGCGGCCGGCCTATCGGCTGGAAGGCCAGCGCATCCTGACCGACCAGGACGGGCCGCTGCCCATCCGCTACCTGGCGCGCGAAGAGGACACCGGCCGCTTCGACCCCTGCTTCGCCGAGGTCCTGGCCACGCGGATGGCGGCGGAACTGGCCGAACCCCTGACCCAGAGCCTGCAGAAGAAGCAGATGGCGCTCAGCGAATACAAGGACGCCATCCGCGAGGCGCGCCGCATCAACGCCATCGAGGGGCCGGGCCAGACCGCGCCCGACGACAGCTGGATCATGGGGCGGCTATGACCCGGGCCAATCCGATCTTCACCAACTTCAACGCCGGCGAGTTGTCGCCGCTGATGGCCGGGCGGCCGGACCTGGCCAAGTTCCAGTCGGGCCTCGGCGTCTGCCGCAACTTCATCCCCCGCGTCCAGGGCGCCCTGGTGCGCCGCGGCGGCACCCGCTTCGTGTCGGAGGTCAAGCACAGCAGCGGCCGGGCCTGGTTCGTCCGCTTCGTCTTCGCCATCAACGACGCCTTCGTTCTGGAGTTCGGCGACGGCTACATCCGCTTCTACTACGACCGAGGCGTGCTGCTGGACGACGACGGCGCGCCCTATGAGATCGCCTCGCCCTACAGCCAGGACGACCTGGTCAGCGCCAGGGACGGCTCCTTCGCCGTCCGCTACACCCAGTCCGGCGACGTCATCTACCTGGTCCACCCCGACCACCAGCCGCGCACCCTGACGCGGCACGCCAACCTCGACTGGCGGCTCGAGCTCTACGAGCCGGACGGGGGCCCGTTCCAGGACAGCAACGAGGACGAGACGATCAGCGTCACGGCCAACGCGGGCCTCGTCGGCCAGGTGGCCGGCATCAGCGCCACTTCGCCGATCTTCCTTCCCGATCACGTCGGGGGCCTGTTCTACATGCAGATGAAGGACGGCTCGGACGTCAAGCCGTGGGAGGTCTATCAGCCGGTGGCCATCGGCGAGCAGCGGCGATCGGACGACAAATACTACCAGTGCACCCAGGTCGGGGTGCAGCCGACCTATTTCACCGGCACGGAAAAGCCGATCCACACATCCGGCAAGTATTGGGACGGCGACGGCCAGGACAAGGACGACGATTCCATGGGCGGCGTCGGGGCGGAATGGCTCTACGTCCATCCTGGCTATGGCTGGCTGCGGATCACCTCGGTCGGTTCGAACGGAATGACCGCCGAGGGCATTGTGCTGTCGCAGATCCCGGCCGAAGCCATGGCCGGCACCTGGCGCTGGGCCCTGCCCGCCTGGTACGGCAGGAACTGGCCGTCGAGCGTCGCCTTCTTCCGCGACCGGCTGTGCTTCGCCAAGGACCAGGTGGTCCATTTCAGCCAAGCCGGCGACTATGCCAACTTCAAGGCCAAGGACTTCGGCGAGCAGTTGCCGTCCTCGGCCTTCCGCGTCCTGGTCCAGTCCGGCCAGGGCGACCCGGTCGAATGGATGGCGCCGAGCCAGAAGCTGCTGGTCGGCACCGGCGGCTCGGTCCACGCCATCAGCGAGGCCTCGACCGCCCAGGCCTTCGGCGCCGCCAACGCCCGCCAGGAGGACCAGGTCATGCCCGGCGCCTCGGGCGCGGCGCCGGTGTTCGCGGGCTCGGTCCTCTATGCCGAGCGCAGCGGGCGGATCGTCAACGAGGCGGCGTTCAGCGCCGAGGTCGAGAAGTACGCGGCCACCGACCTGACCGTCTTCGCCGAACACATTACCCAGTCGGGCGTCACCGCCATGGCCTTCGCCAAGCAGCCGCACGCCATCGTCTGGTGCGTGCGCGCCGACGGCGGCCTGGCCTGCCTGACCTTCCACAAGGACCAGCAGGTGGTCGGCTGGCACCGCCAGGTGATCGGCGGCGGCGCCGACGACGCCCTGGTCGAGCACGTCGCGGTCATTCCGTCCCCGGACGGAGGACGCGACGACGTCTGGCTGGTGGTGCGGCGGACCATCGACGGC